CAAAGACTTGCCAATACTAATTCTTATATTGGTGCAGTTGTAACGAGTCTCAATCAAAGATTAGGTTCAACTGCTACTGTTGCATTGACGGGGGATGTAACAGCTACTGCCACAGCATTTAGTTCTAATACTGTTATTATTACTACTGCAATTGGTTCCGGAGTAATTGTCGATGGCGATGTAAGTGGTTCTGCTGCCCTTGCATTCAGTAAGATGGCTAATTTGACAGTTTCTCGAGCATTGGTATCAGATGGCAGTGGCGATGTTTCAGTTAGTGCTGTTACGGCAACAGAAGTTGGATATCTTGATGGTGTGAGCAGTGCTATTCAAACTCAAATGGATACGAAACTTGCTTCGGCAAATGTTAATGTTACTTCGGGCGCAAGTTCTATAACAACTGCAGTATCAAGTGTCGATTTAAATGATGCTGGGTTAGTTAATCCTGGCGGCTATCTAGCAATTAATATGGGTGGAACAGTATATAAAATTCCATATTGGACATAGAGCCATATTAGTTTTATAAATAAGTACAGAATAAAGATTTAGGAGAAACAACATGAGTAATATTGAATCAGCTATAGATGCTGCATCTTCGGATAATCCTTCGGAATTTAAAGATCATATACAAAATGCTCTTATGAATAAATTAAGTATTGCTCTCGATCTTAAAAAGATTGAGGTAGGTAGTCAATATTTTAACGATGAATATTCTACTGTAGACGAACCAGAAGAAACATTGGAGATTTCTAATGAAGATTAAGACTTTTTCAGAACTTGTTGAACATCTAAATCGACTCTCTGTTGATGAAGAAATTGCTGCTGATCATATTGCACCTAAAGATGATGATGAAGAGGCAACAAAATATAAAGCTCGTTCAAAAGGTGAACAAAAATTTGCTGCTAAACATCCAGTAAAATTGACACCTCATCCTGTTGCAGATCCTTCTGTTCATAAAGGAAGCACAAAACCTGTTGGAGATCATAAAGGTCCCGAAGGTAAGGGTGAACCTGTCGTGAAGCAGGGGTCTAGTGAGGGCAAAACGACTCCAGATGGTTCAAAGCAGCGTGATACGAGTAAATCAGCTGGCAAGAAATTTGGCGATCTAGCTGTGGTTAAACAAGGTTCAAGTAAGATTAAGGAATCAGTTGATTTTGTAAGTGAACATGCTTTTCAGGATATTGAGAAAATCGCAAAGACTAAAAGAGATGGAAAAGTGAAGTTTGATAATGGACGTACCGAATCAGTGGACCATGATACCGCAAACGCTCTTGTAAAAGCTCACGCTAAATTAAATGAAAGAAATAAGAAAACCTTTGAAACTTCTGCAAGTAAAAGTTTTGAGGGTATGATGAAAATGATGGATTTCGCTATGGGCGGAGGGAGGATGTAAATGGCTTTTTCTAATGTAAGACCTATATCTAACACGTATTCGCTTTCGTGGCCCCCTATCAATGTCAGTAGTGCAACAGCTGTTTGGGTAGTAAATTCGGGCACAACCGATAGAACAATTTATGTTTCAAATACAGCTGGTCCAGAGAATGGTGGCGGTAAATATGATGGCACAGGTTCTTTTGGCATAACTGCTACCCAATCAACGAAAGCAGAAGTTTTTATTAATGGTGGGCAAAGTCTGGTAGTTATGAAAAAGTCATCTGATACTATGTTCGCTAATGCGGATGTTAAAGCTGTCAAGATAGCAAGTTCGGGGGCGTAGAAATGAAACTAATTTGCGAAGTTAATGAAGAGCTCGAAGTAATCACTGAAGCAGCTGAGGACGGTAGCAAGAACTATTTCATTGAAGGTGTTTTCATGCAAGGCGGCGTGAAAAATAAAAATGGTCGTATCTATCCTGTAGATGTATTAAAGAACGAAGTTGATCGTTATAATAAGGAATATGTTAAAGAAAATCGTGCATATGGTGAGTTGGGTCACCCTGCAGGTCCTACTATTAACCTCGACCGTGTTTCACATGTTATTAAGGAGCTTTATCAAGACGGTGATAATTTTATCGGTAAGGCAAAAGTTATGGATACGCCATCCGGTTCTATTGTTAAGAATTTAATGAAAGAGGGATGTCGACTTGGAGTTTCTTCTCGTGGTATGGGAACTCTTCATAGAAAAGGTGATGCAATGGAAGTAGGGAAAGATTTTTATCTTGCTACTGCTGGTGATATTGTAGCTGATCCTTCGGCGCCAAATGCTTTTGTTGAAGGTGTTATGGAAGGTGTAGAATGGATCTGGGATAATGGTATAATCCGAGAATCTGAACTGGCACAATATAAACAATCTATAGACAAGGCAGCTAAAGCCGGTCGAACAGAATCCGAAATGATAAATGTTTGGCAAAAGTTTGTTCGTAGCCTGTCGTAGCCTGTAAGCCTCGTCTTTTTATAAATAATTAAACAGAAATAATTCTTTCTAATGGGGGATAAAAATGTCTGAAAAAGAAATTGAAAATAGTGTAGAAGAAGAGGATTTCGAAGATGCTCCTGAACTCGATGAGGGTAAAAAGGCTTCTTTTGGTGATCCTTCTGAGATTCCAGATCCCGTTGCCAAAAAAGCAAAGGCACCTGGGAAATCTAAGAGCCAGGGAGACAGTTCGTCACCTGCTCAGGGTTCTTCTGAAAAACCAAAAACCAAGATGGCACTTCTTAATGCCATGATGCAACATGCTGGATCAATGAGGAAAAATGATCTTCAATCCGCATATGATAAGATGCTCGGTGAAGATGCTGAGCTTGAGGAAGTTGTTGAACAGGAAGAAGCTGGACAAACTCGAATCGAAAAAATCACGACTCATGATATTGATGTTGCTGATGATATTAGAGCAGTGTTTTCTGGTTCGGATCTTTCTGAAGAATTTAAAGAAAAAGCAATAGAAATTTTCGAAACAGCTGTTGTAGCCAAGGTAAACGAGAAACTCGACGAAGTGGCACAAATCGCCGAAACCGAGATCAATGAGTCTACTGAAGTCTTTAATAAGGAACTCATAGATAAGATTGATAATTATCTTGAGTATGTTGTTGAGCAATGGTTGGAAGATAATACTCTTGCGGTTGAGCAGGGCATTCGTTCTGAAATTACTGAATCATTTATCGGTGGTTTAAGGGAACTGTTTGAAAATCATTATATTGACGTTCCAGAAGAGAAGGTTGATATTGTTGACGAGCTTGCTGGTAAAGTTGAAGAGCTTGAAGGTAAGTTGAATGAAGAGATCGAAACTGGTATCAGTATGAAGAAAGAACGTGAAGTTCATCAGCGTGCATTTGTCTTTGCTGAGGTTTCTGCTGGTTTATCAGAAACTCAGGTTGCTAAGATGGAATCTCTTTCCGAAGCAATTGAATATACAGATTCCGATTCTTATAAAGAAAAACTTGAGACTGTTAAAGAAAGTTATTTCAGTGGCCCCAAGGAAGTTGCTAGGTCTTCATTTTCATCTTTATCTTTAGATGAAGATCCAATCGATGATGACGGCGAAGAAGCTATTGCTCCAACTGGTACCATGGCAGCTTATGTCAGTAATATCACCAACCAAGTCAAACAATAATTTATTTAGGAGAAGGAGAGTAAAATGTCTAATGAAAATTTAATCCAAAAGTGGGGCCCCGTTCTTGATCATCCCGATCTAGCGGAGATTAAAGGCGCTCATAAACGTCACGTTGTTGCACAGCTCCTCGAGAATCAAGAGATTTCTGCTCGCGAGCAGGGCATTGGTTCTGGTGGTTACGAAGCTCCAACCCTCTTAGGCGAAGCATCACCAACTAATGCTATGGGAGCTTCTAGTTCCACGGCATCTGCTGGTAACGTGGATATCTTCGATCCAGTACTAATTAGTCTGGTTCGTCGTTCAATGCCAAACCTTATTGCGTATGATGTATGTGGTGTACAGCCAATGACTGGTCCTACTGGACTTATCTTTGCGTTGCGCTCTCGCTACGATTCGCAGTCCGGAACCGAGGCACTCTTCAATGAGGCAAATACTACGCATTCAGCTTCTGCTGGTGGTAATACTGCTTCACGATTTGTAGTCGCGAATGCTACTTCTGGTAAAGTCCAGGCTGGTAACGATCCGACGGCACGTGCTGGTGGTGGTACTGCTTATTCAGTATCGACTGGTATGTCTACGACTCGTGCGGAAGCACTTGGCGATGGCGCCACGAATGCGTTCAACGAAATGGCGTTCAGCGTCGAGAAGGTTGCTGTAACGGCAGTTTCTCGTGCTCTGAAAGCTGAGTACACGATGGAATTGGCACAGGATCTAAAAGCAGTTCATGGTCTTGATGCAGAAACCGAGCTTAGCAATATTCTTTCTGCTGAGATTCTCGCTGAAATCAATCGTGAGGTAATTCGTACGATTAACTATTCAGCAACTGCTGGTGCACAAACTAACACCACTGCTGCTGGTACTTTCGATCTTGACACCGACTCAAACGGTCGTTGGATGGTTGAGAAGTTCAAGGGTCTGCTTTTCCAGATCGAACGCGACGCCAACCAAATTGCAAAATCGACGCGTCGGGGCAAAGGGAACGTAATGATTTGCGGTTCTGATGTTGCATCTGCGATGCAGATGGCAGGAATGTTGGATTACACTCCTGCTCTTAGCAATAACCTGAATGTCGATGATACTGGTAACACTTTTGCTGGTATGCTTAACGGTCGTATTAAGGTCTATATCGATCCGTATTTCTCAACTGCTTCTGGTAGTCAGTATTACACGATTGGTTACAAGGGTTCTAGTGCCTTTGATGCTGGTCTGTTCTATTGCCCATATGTACCTCTACAGATGGTACGAGCAATTGGTGAAAATACCTTCCAGCCTAAGATTGGTTTCAAGACTCGGTATGGCATCGTTGCCAATCCGTTTGCTTCAGAAGATGCTGACGGTGCTGTAGGTTTTGGTACATCTAATAATTCCAACAAATACTATCGTATTGCGATTGTTAACAACCTTATGTAAAAATAAGAAACTTTGTAGCGTAGTAATTAATTGGGGAGACTTCGGTCTCCCCTTTTTTTTGAAATTAATTGAAATTAGCCCTTGACAATTGGAACTTTTTAGGGCATAATAGGAATGTCAACAAGGGTCAGACTATACTATAACTAAGACTATAAATAGGAATAGAGATACTCTTATTAAAGATTGAAAGATTTCTATTATGTCAATAATTGATAACCAACCAGCTAATTTAAATCCTCTTTCTCCATTAGGATTTAGATTTCAAATTAAAAGAATCCCAAATATTAATTACTTTTGTCAATCAGTTGTCTTACCTACAATTACCATGAATCCAATTGAAATGCAATCTTCTCCTTTTGGTGTTATACCTCGTCCAGGAGATAGACTTCATTATGATCCTTTTATTTTGCGTTTCAGAGTAGATGAAGATTTAATAAATTATGTAGAAATAGAGCAATGGCTTGTAGGAATGGGTCATCCGGAAAGTCTTAAGCAATCTGCTGATTTTGCAAAAGAAAATCCTACTCCTTTCGCCGCTGGTCGAGGGGACGCGTCTGCATCAAATTTTGTATCTGACGCAACACTTACTGTACTCACCAGCCATAAGAATCCTTCTATAAACATTTTCTTTCAGGATGCATTTCCAATAACTCTTACTGAATTGACATTTGATACGACACTAATGGATGTTGAATATCTTGAAGCAACAGTAACTTTTAGATATAGAAAGTATAGTATAGAATCCATATGATATGAATATATATGATTATTGATCGATCTGTTTTTGAATTATATGAAGATAATGTAGCATTTTATCGAAAGGGTATTTTCGATCCTGATGAAGTATTAACATTAGAAGAGCTATCCAATCATTTAAATTTTCGCCCTGCGATGACAAATGAACGGTTGAGTTGGATAAATTGGGACGAAAGGGTCGACTGGATAAATACAGTATGGGCGAAAAATAAAGACACATGGCCGATTACACTTATCGATAAATTTCTAAATGATTATAGTTTACTACTATATGATTCTTCTCAAATAAATTCAGCAGTAAATAGTATTTGTTCGGATATAGAATCAGTTTCAAATGCACAAACTGATGCTCATATTTTCCATTCTAGAAAATCTGGTGATATAAGTTTTCCTCCACATTGGGACTACTCGCATAATTTTCTTTTGCAAATTTATGGTTGTAGTATTTTCACTGCATGGACGGACGAACGAGGTGAATCGAGATATGGTAATCCGAAGGATATTTTATTTAAAAAATATTTGAAACCAGGAGATCTAGTTTTCTTTCCGAGATATAGTTATCACAGTATTGTCCCTTTAGAAAAACGTATTTCTATTTCGTTTCCTTTCAATCCTGATGATTCAACGATTTATGGACTTTTTAGGGATTGGATTTCAATTTAGTGCTTGCTAATTGGGACAAGATGAGGTATACTATATAAATGATTGAAATTAAACAGATCGCTGAAGAGTGGAAATCAGATTGCATAATTGATGACCTCAATCTGGATAAAGAAAACACTCGCATACCCTCACTTCATAGCAAATATGTAGGCATGATGGTGGATGAAAATAAAGAGTTACGGAAACTAGTACGAGATCGTGCTATTCTTAGACGGTTGTTGAGAAGTTACTATCTCGGTGAAGCAGAAGAATCTGATCTTGAAAAACTTGGTCGTGATCAATTCTACAAAAAAATACTTAAGAATGAATTGAATGAATATTTAGATACAGATAAGACAATGATTGTTGTTAATGCGAAAGTTTCGGTATTAGAAGAAAAAGTAGATGTTTTAAAAGAGATAATCCGTTCAATTAATAATAGAGGATATCAATTAAAAAATGCGATTGATTGGCATCGTCTTACAATGGGATGAATATGCTTCGAGTTATTAAGTTAGATGAAGTTTGGGCAAAGGTTGAATGTGAGCCTGGGCAATGTCAAGAGATTAGTGATTTGCTAACTTTTGATGTTCCTGGCGCAAAGTTCATGCCTTCCTTTCGAAAAAAATATTGGGATGGAAAGGTTCGTCTATATAACGCTCAAAAGTCTATTATCTATACGGGTCTTTATAATAAGATGATAGAGTTTGCTAATAACAATGAATATGAAATTGAAATTGATTCTGAGTTAAACCAATGTGATGAAATATCATTAGCGGAAGCAAATGAATTTGCAAAGTCTTTAAATCTTCCAGTTACAGTTCGTGATTATCAACTTCGTGCTTTTTGTATTGCGGTTCGAAATCGGCGAGCAGTCTTAGTTTCACCAACAGGAAGTGGCAAATCATTAATAGCATATATGATAGCTCGGTGGTATAACCTCAAAACTTTAATTGTCGTCCCTACCATTTCCCTTGTAATACAAATGATTAAAGATTTTGAAGAATATGGATATACTGAAAATATTCATGGTGTCATGGCGGGAGTTGAAAAGACTAGCGATTCGTTATTTACAGTTTCGACTTGGCAGTCAGTATTTGGACAAAATAAAGATTTCTTTAAAGATTATGATGTTATTATAGGCGATGAAGCTCATTTGTTTAAGGCAAAAAGTCTTACATCTATCATGACTAAAATGGTGGATACTCGTTATCGTTTTGGTATGACGGGAACTCTTGATGGTGCTGAAGTTCATGAACTTGTTCTTGAAGGATTGTTTGGTAGAATAGAAAAGATAGTTGATACAAGTCAATTGATTCGAGATAAAAAATTAGCAAATCTTAATATTAAAATAATTGTTCTTAGTCATGATCGATCATTAAAGAAAGATGTACTTGCAGGAGATTATCAGAATGAGTTACAAACAATTGTAGCAAGTGAAGCTAGAAATAAGTTCATTAAAAATTTAGCATTATCATTAAAGGGAAATACTCTTATATTATATGCATTAGTTGAAAAGCATGGGAAGAATATTTTTAGTATGATAAAAGAATCTGCAGATCATAATAATATTTTTTTTATATCAGGTGGTGTAGAAGGAAAGGAACGAGAAGAAGTCCGAGGCATTGTTGAGGGAACAACCAATAGTATTATTGTTGCGTCATATGGCACCTTTTCTACGGGTATAAATATAAGGAACCTTCATAATATCATATTCGCAAGTCCAACTAAAAGTAGAATACGAACACTACAATCTATCGGGCGAGGTTTGAGAACAAGTGATTCTAAAGATCAATGTAAGTTGTTTGACATTGCTGATGATTTCTCAAATAAAAGTAGAAAGAACTATACACTAAATCATCTTATGGAGAGAATAAAGATGTATAATTCTGAGGGATTTCCCTACCAAATGTATAACGTAAAGTTAAACAAATGAATCTTCTTTATTTTAAGCTATCGAACGGTGATGATATTATGGCAAATATGATTGAAGACCATGACGATCATTTCATAATCGAATGGCCATATAAGTTTTTATACCAAGTTACTCCTTTTAGTAATGTTCTTGCTACAAGTGTTATTCGTTGGGTGCCTATGAAAGAAGTTATGGTTGCGCCAATGAAAATATATAAAGCGACAATAGTTACATATGCGAAAATGCCAGAAATCCTTGAACTTTATTATGGGCGTGTAAGAGAAAGAACTTTGCAAGAATTTAGTAGCGAAGAAGAAGAAATTATTGAGGAAGATCCAAAGCAATCAGAGTACGAGATGGAAATGGATGATAATTTCGCAGAAGAGTTGGAACAGGCATATAATGAATCGAAACTTGGGAATAAGACTACTATACATTAGGAGATTTTGATATGGCGAAAAAAGCTAAGATTCATTACGTGAATAACAAAGAGTTATTTGCAGCAATGTGTGAATTTAGGGATTCCGTGAAGAAAGCCGAAGAAGAACAAACAGATAAACCTAGAGTTCCGATATATGTAGGTGAAAGCATAATGAAAATTGCAACGCATCTTGCTTATCGCCCCAATTTCTCAAATTATACATTCCGTGATGAAATGATCTCCGATGGAATTGAAAATTGTCTTCAATATATTGATAATTTTAATCCTGCAAAATCTCATAATCCCTTTGCATATTTTACTCAAATTATATATTTTGCTTTTATTCGTAGGATACAAAAGGAAAAGAAATATCTTTATACAAAATATGCTGCAATTGAGCGTGCTAATATTATGGACGAGACAGCAGAACTACATCAATCGGAAAAAGGATCTGGAGTGAGATATGCTAGTGAAATTCAATATGGAGAATGGGGTCAAGAACAAATGGAAACCTTCATGAATGATTTTGAACAAAGTCGTATAATAAAAAGAAAAAAGAAATCCTCTAAATAAAGATTGAAATTATATTATGAAAATTGCTGTTCTTGGTGATTTACATTGGGGTGCTCGTAATGATAGTCAGGAGTTCCTCAATTATTTTCAGAAATTCTTTGATGATGTTTTCTTCCCAGAAATTTCTAAAAGAAATATTACTAAAATATTACAAGTTGGAGATTTTGTAGATCGTAGGAAATTCATTTCCTTCGTGACATTAAACCACATACGTGAACATGTGTTTGCTCCTTCGCGCGAATCTGGTTATGATTGGGATATTTTAGTTGGTAATCATGATGTCCCCTATAAAAATACAAATGAAATAAATTCTCTTTCTGAACTCTTTTCGGAATATCCAGACGTAAGATTTTTTTCTAATCCAACTGAAGTAGAATATGACGGCGTTCCTATTTTTATGATACCTTGGATTAATAGCTCAAATATTTCACAGACATTCTCTAAGATTGAAGATACTAAAGCACAAGTTGCTTTTGGTCATCTTGAACTTACAGGATTTGAAATGCAAAGAGGTGTCGAATGTCATAGCGGCATTGATTCTAGACTTTTTAATAAATTTGAACTTGTAGTTTCTGGTCATTTTCACACTAAGTCTTCCAAAGGGAATATATTGTATGTCGGAACACCATATGAAATTACTTGGTCTGATTATGACGAGGTGAAGGGCTTTCATATATTTGATACTGAAACTCGGGAATTAGAATTTATTAAAAATCCACATAATATTTTTCATAAAATATGGTATAATGATAGTGATGCAAGTTTAGAAACATTATTAAGTTATGACATGTCACGAATTACGAATTCATATGTAAAGGTTATAGTTCAATCAAAGGACAATCATTTTTGGTTTGATACTTTCATGAATAAGATATATGAGAGTGGACCTCTAGATGTTTCTATTGTAGATGATCATTATAATTTAGATGTGATAGATGAATCTAAAGTTGTGGATGAAGCGGAAGATACTCTCACCATACTTTCTAAATATATTTCAGAACTAGAACACAATATAGATAAAGAAAAACTTGACAAATTGATGAGAGCCCTTTATACTGAAGCTGTATCATTGGAGAACTTGGGTTGATCATTTTTACTAAAGCAAGGTGGAAGAATTTTTTGTCTACAGGAAATGTATTCACCGAAATAACATTAGATCAATATATTAACACTCTAATCACAGGAGCGAATGGATCTGGTAAATCTACAATTCTTGATGTGTTATGCTTTGGTCTTTATAGTAAACCCTTTAGAAAAGTTAAAAAAGATCAACTAACAAATTCTATTAATTCTAGTGGTACTATGGTTGAAGTGGAATTTCGTACTAATGGGAAAACCTATAAGATTGTGAGGGGGTCGAAACCTAACAAATTTGAAATTTGGGAAGATGGTAAGTTACAAGATCAGCATGGACATTCACGAGATCAACAAAACCACTTAGAAGACAATATCATTAGAATGAATATGAAATCGTTTACTCAAATGGTTATTTTGGGTTCATCTTCCTTTGTTCCGTTTATGCAATTATCTCCAAATGTACGGAGAGAGGTTATTGAAGATTTACTTGATATTCGGATATTTTCTACAATGTCTATTTTGCTAAAGGAAAGAACTTCAGTAAATAAGCAAGAACTGATCTTGAATCAGAAAGATTTGGATTCTGTTGGTTCGTTAATAGAAATGCAAGAGAGGCAGTCTAAGCTGAACAGTGAAAAGCAAAATGAGCGATTGGAATACTATAAGGACAGACGTCAAGATATCCAAGAACGAATACACTTAGCGGAGCAGAATGCTGAAGTCTCCCAAAAGGCAGTAAATGGTTTGGTTGATAAGATCTTTGATGAATCGACAGTTCATGATAAGATCGGTCGTGTGGTTAAAATTGAAGGCGACTTAGATAAGAAAAAGAAACTGACTAAGCGCAATATAGAATTTTATGAAAAGAATGATCACTGCCCGACTTGCACCCAAGAGATCGATCTAAAAATTAAGACAGAAAAAATAAAAGAAAAGACCGAAGTCATATCCGAAATAGACAAGGCTATGACTGATTTGGAAATCGAGTTGGCTGGTCTTAACCAGCGAACATTAGAAATTGGCGAGATCCAAAAAGAAATTAATAAGTTTCGGTCGGAATTAACAGAATGTGAATCTACTGTTCGTGAGGAAGTTCGTGAACTCAAGATAATAGAAGAAGAAACTGAAGATATAAAGAATAGTGTGTTCGAAGAAAATATTGAAAGACTCAACGAATTAAATAATGAAAAGGATATGAACCTTAACTCTAAAAAAGAAATGTTAGATACAAAACAAATTTTAGAAATGGCAGGTCTTATATTACGAGATAGTGGAATTAAATCAAGAATCATTAAACAGTATGTTCCTATTATTAATTCCCTTGTTAACAAATATCTTGCAGCAATGGATTTCTTTGTGAAGTTTGAACTTGATGAAACCTTTCATGAAAAGATACTATCCCGCCACAGAGACGATTTTACATATGATTCTTTTAGTGAAGGAGAGAAGATGCGGATCGATTTTGCGCTTCTGTTTACTTGGCGAACAATTGCAAAAATGAAAAATAGTTCCAGTACGAATTTATTAATTCTTGATGAGATATTTGATGCCTCATTAGACGCAAACGGATGTGATGATTTTTTAAAACTTATTCATAATCTTGAAGATTCGAATGTATTTGTTATATCCCATAAAGGTGATATTATGCAGGATAAGTTCCTTAATCATATCAAATTTGAGAAGGTGAACAATTTTAGTAGGATAGCAGCATGATTGAAAATATAACATTTATACCAGTTACGATGCATAGAATTTCTATATCGGGTAATATTGATGTAGAGAATACAGATAGGTTCGTAACATGATAGATCAAGAAATAGTACCAATTAAAAATAATTCAAAGACACCTGAAGTGAAACTCAAAGTATTAATAACCGGAATCACAGGTCAAGATGGAAGTTATCTAGCTGAACATTTACTTGAACTCGGATATGAAGTTCATGGATTAATGCGTAGATCTTCTTCTTTTAACACAGGAAGAATAGATCATATTTTTAATGAAATTTATTTACATTATGGAGATATGACGGATTCTCTTTCTATTACCAATCTTATCAATAAGATAGAACCAGATCAGATATACAATCTTGCTGCACAATCACATGTACAAGTAAGTTTTGAAACTCCACACTATACGGCAATGGCTGATGCTATTGGTCCACTTAATATATTAGAAGCTGTTCGTCAACATCCTAAAAAGGATAATATTAAAATATATCAGGCATCTACTTCTGAAATGTTTGGGTCTGCTGAATCTCCTCAAAATGAAGAAACGCCATTTGAACCTTGTAGTCCTTATGGTTGTGCAAAACTTTATGCATATTGGATGACTAAGAATTATCGCGATGCATATAATATGTTTGCTTGTAGTGGTATTCTATTTAATCATGAAAGTCCTCGTAGAGGTGGAACTTTTGTAACTAGAAAAGTTACAACAGGTGTTGCCAAAATATATACAGGAAATCAACACATTATTGAGATAGGAAATCTCGATGCTAAAAGAGATTGGGGGCATGCTAGGGATTTTGCAGTATCGATGCATAAAATACTTATGCATCATGAACCTGATGATTATGTTATTGCTACTGGGGTGCAGCATACTGTTCGTGAAATGATTGAAATAGCATTTGGTGCCATTGATTTTAATATCACTTGGTGGGGTAAAGGCGACACCGAAAGAGGCGTGGATCAACATGGAAAAACTCGAGTTATAGTTAATCCTCATTATTATAGACCAAATGAAGTTAATGATTTATTGGGCGATCCGACGAAAGCAATGGAAAAATTAGAGTGGGGTCCTTCTATTGGTTTTGAAGATATGATACGAGAAATGGTAGAATGTGATATTCATGACCAAAGATCTCTGACTGAGACCTTGCGGCTGATCAGCGAGGATCAAATATGAAATATCCATTGGCTTGTGATACTTGGGATGATAGGGAAGTCGAAGCGATTCATAAAGTTATTGAAAGTGGTCGATATACAATGGGACCGAAGGTTCATGAGTTTGAATCTAAGTTTGCCGAACGGATGGGCGTTAAACACGCTCTTATGACAAACAGCGGAAGCTCGGCAAACCTCCTCATGATGGCAGCTTTAAATTACGATTGGACTCTCCCTACACATGCTGAAGTTATAGTTCCTGCTGTTAGTTGGTCTACGACGTATTTCCCAATTCATCAAATGGGAATGAAAATGGTATTTGTCGATGTTAATGATAAGACTTTTAATATAGATCCTTATTCTATTATTGCTGCAATTACCGAAAAAACAAGAGCAATACTTGCGGTGAACTTATTGGGTAATCCATGTGATATGGATACACTTAGAACTATTTGTATAGATAACGGTATTATATTGTTGGAAGATAATTGTGAAAGTCTCGGTGCTACATATCTTGGTCAACAAGCTGGAACTTTTGGGGAAATGGGAACATATAGTTTCTTCTTCAGTCACCATCTGCAGACGATGGAAGGCGGCATGATTGTTACTAATGATGATTATCATGCGGATGTTATTCGCAGTTTACGGTCACATGGGTGGGTTCGAGATTTAGAAACTAATTTTCTTTGGAACCCGAGTGTCAACAAAAATAGTTTTACGGATAAATTCACATTCGTGACTCCTGGATATTGTGTTCGTCCTTTGGAAATGTCTGGCGCGGTTGGTTGCGTTCAGTTAGAAAAAATGGATAATATGGTGAGTCAGAGAAGACGGAATGCGGGGTATTTCAGGGAACGAATAAAACAATTTGATTTTATTTCTATTCAAGAAGAATGGATTGGCAAATCTAGTTGGTTTGGTTTTGCTATGATGGTAGATAAGGGTAGGGATGAATTCGCAAACTATCTCATAGAACATGGAATAGAGGCACGACCGATTGTTGCGGGGAATTTTGTAAATCAACCTGTTACCCACACTTTGAATCATAGGGTTAGCGGAGAACTCGCAACTGCTGAGAAAATTGATAAAAATGGATTGTTTGTTGGTAATGATTCTAAAGATATATCATATGAGATTGATCATCTTATAGGAACCATTTCAAATTATAGGATAAAATTATGAATGAAATTGCTGTATTTGGTGCTAGTGGAATGTTAGGTTCTGCTGTGTGTAATAAGTTAATGAGTGAGACAGATCGCGATATGCATCCGTATCGTATTTTAAAACCAACTCATGAAGAATATGATTTAAATTCTTCTGAATCTTGTGATCTCTTCTTTGATCTGAATCGTCCTGATACAGTGATTATGTGTGCTGGTAAAGTTGGGGGTATTAAAGCAAATATGAAAGACCCTCTTGGGTTTTTAAATGAAAATTTATTAATGACAATGAATGTTATTAATTCTTGCGCAAAGCATGGCGTACAAACTTTAATTAATGTTGCGTCTTCTTGTATGTATCCGCGTGAGTGTAATCAACCTATGAAAGAAGATTATATACTTGACGGCAAATTGGAACCAACAAATGAAGGATATGCACTTGCTAAACTTGTTGGTGTGAAACTTACACAATATTATCGTAGACGATGGTTGCAACCTGTTCAGACAGGAGGTATAAATTATATTTCAATAATTCCTTGTAATTTATATGGTCAGAATGACAACTGGACTGAAAGCGGTCATGTGATGACATCTCTTATAAGAAATATAAATGAAGCGGCCGCAGAAAATAGAACCGAACTCACCATTCGTGGTTCGGGGAAAGCTAAAAGAGAATTCTTAAATACAAAAGACGCTGCAGATGGGATAATATTTATTATGGATATATTGAATAATGAACCTGAGCGCTTAAAGAAATGGGATTATATAAATTTAGGTTCAGGTGAAGATTATAGTATAAAAAGACTCGCTGCTAAAATATGTAAAGTTATTAACTATGACCCGGAATTTTTATTTGATAAATCATTTCCTGATGGTATGCCAAGGAAGGTTCTTGATATAGAACGAATATCGAGTTTAGGGTGGTCTCCTAAAATAAAGATAGATGATGGTATTTTGGAAATGCTAGGATTTGCTTCGTAATGGAATTACTCAATAAATATGATCTACAATTAAAACAAAAATCTGTCGACTTCGATTTTCAAAAGGATGATCCTGAAAAACTATTCACAGAACTTAAAGAATATGCAGCTGAACATAAAGGAATTGGGCTTTCTGCATGTCAGGTAGGGATCATGAAGCGTGTTTTTGTTGTTGGCGATCCTGATGATTTGGATAATTATATACCATTCTTTAATCCGAGAATCGTAGATACGTTTGGCGAAGATATATATTATGAAGAAGGGTGTCTGACTTTTCCTGGACTCTGGATTAAGGTTAAACGACCCCGAGGTGTTCGTATTCGGTTTGCTAAAATTAATGGTGATATCGAAACAATGAAATTTGACGGTCTTACTTCACGGATTGTTCAACATGAATATGATCATCTGGATGGTATTCTTTTTGTCAAACGCGCAAACCGATATCACTTAGACCAAGCAAGAAAACATCAGAAGAAGATCGATCGTAAATTCAATACAACGAAAAGTGTCGCAACGTGAATTATATCCCCTACACTCTCGATGATGTTCGTAATACTTCTAAGAAGTTTACAGTAATATCTACATTTGCTGGTGGCGGCGGTTCGTCTACTGGATATCGTTTAGCTGGTGGGAAAGTTTTGTGTATTAATGAATTCATTCCCGAGGCAGTTGAAACTTACTCCAGAAATTTTCCAGATACGGTCGTACTTCCTGGGGACATTAAAGAATTAAGTGGTGATGACTTTCTCCATTATGCTAATATAGTTGCTGGTGAATTAGATATTCTAGACGGGTCTCCGCCTTGTTCTGCGTTTTCCATATCGTCACCTAAGAATATGGGGAAGCGACATACTGGATCTGTAATTGATAGTCGGAGAACGTATTTTAATGATGATGGGGAAATTATCACCGAAGGAGAGCTTGAAGTTGTAGGTGGGAAGAAGACCTATAGCGGTGTTGAAGTTGATCAAATTGAAAACCTATTTAATGAATTTATAAGAGTTGCAAGTGTGATTCGCCCGAAAGTTATTATTGCAGAAAATGTTAAAGGTATAACTATGAGATCCGCCCGCACGAAGTTGGCGGAATTTCTTAAAGGATTCGAGGATATAGGATATGAAGTTACATACAAGGTTCTTAACGCTGCTCAATTCGGTGTACCTCAGAGCAGGAGGCGAACTTTCTTTATATGTGTTCGGAGCGATGTTGCTTCTGCTATTGGTTTTAACTTTTTAAATATAAACAGTATTTTCCCACAAGAAACTACACCTGCTGGGGTTAATATAAAAAGTGCGATTGGGGATATCGAGAATGACCCACAGGAAGTTCAGATGCTTCTAGACGCAGTTGATAAAGGGTTCCAAAAGAAGTATGCGGAGTTGTTACCATTTAATCCAAGTAAACCAAGAAAGCCGTCAGACGTATCAGATGAGAAAGGGTGTTTCAACATGAAGCGTCCTTCTCCTGATCACCCATGCCCAACATTAACTCAGCTTGGTCAGCAGTTAGGTGTATCGGGTGTATTGCATTATGAACAAAATAGGAAGTTGACAATTAAGGAATTAAAGCGTATAATGAGTCTACCTGAAGATTTTATATTAACAGGTACATTTGACCAGAAAGCAGAGCGCATCTGTCGTATGGTTGCCCCGAAGATGATGGCAGAACTTGCCAAATCTATATATCAACATGTGATATTACCGTATCGGAAGTTTGAAATGATATATGATAAAATATGACTAGAATTAACACGGATAAATTATGATGAATACTATGA